TTCACTATTTGGATTATTGTAGTATTGAGCATAAAATTGTGTAGTGTCAATATATTTAGCTTTAATACGAGCTAACTCTTTATCATCAAATCCAAACTTTTTACCATCTGCTCTTGTTTGTTTAGGCCAAAGGAACTCACCTTCAGTCTCAACTACTCTTTGAAACAATTCATATACTTCTTCTTCAGAACTTATATCACCATCATCACCATAAAGAGTTTCTTTCATTCCCACTATAGTATCATATATATCTTTTGGATGGTACCTAGTACCTACGACCCATTCTCTAGCGCCCGGATTTTCAATGGAAGCAAGCTGAGAGTAAGCAGATTCAACTTTCTCACGACCATCAGCTGTATAAGCGTTGCTAGGAACAACAATATCGTCAAGAACCACAACGTCAGCATGAAAACCTGTGGTATTAGATGTAAGACCAACAGCTTTGCAAGTCGCATCACGAACTCCTTCTAATTTACGTTGAGGGTGGTCTACAGCAATCTCAGATACGGCCCACTTTTCTCGTTTACCTTCTTCTATATTGATCATTTCAGGCCAATATCTACGATAAATAGGGCTATCAATAATTTGTTTAATAGCGTAAAACTGTTTCTCAGCTAAGTCTGCCGTAGCTGATACATATAGAATTGTAGTCTCAGGGTATTTAGTAATCCACCAAGCTGTTCTATATGCAACTAGTTTACTCTTCATGTGTCCACGAGGAAGAAGAACTAATTGATTGTTCTTACTTTCTGAACGAGTCCACCATTGGATTAGTTCTTCGTGTACTGCACCTAACATTAAGTGTGGTGCTACGAGTTTAATAAAAACTGATAAATCGTTTTCAGCAGACTCTTTAATTAAGTCTAATTTATCTTTCATTATTTCTTATTTTTGTTTCTAGCAGATATAGCTCTTGCCTTAGCTTTAGCATCTGCTTTAGATGATGCTCCCCAAGCTTTAAGAGATAACAATAGTCTAGTTGGTTCTCCATTAGGTTTACGTTCTGGTCCTGGCATACCACCCATACGAGCTAAGAAAGAAGCTCTGCGTGGATTATCACCTGATTTAACAGGAGCTTTTAGAGTTCCGCCTTTATAGCTGGCTCTTCCTTTAGCATTTAATCCACCTTTAGGATTCTTGCCTTCTTTTCTTGTCCATGCTGGTGTACTCATTTTATCTAAACCTCGCTGTTTTCTTTGCTATATTCTTTGGTTGTTTAACAAACTGTTTTCCTGCTTTGTTACCCTGTGCTTTAGCTTTATTTGTAGAAGCTTTTTCAGCAGGACTTAGTGCTTTCCAAGCAGCCTCAGGTAAATATCTTTTCTTACCTTTACTTGGTTTGCCATCAGATGTTTTCCATTTTTGACTAGACCAAGCCTTTAAAGACTGCTGAGATTTAGCAAGAGCCATTACTTATAACCTCCACCTGCTTTTTTATATTGCACGGCAAGGAGTTGAGCTTTACGAGCAGACCACTCACCTGGATCCCCACCTTTACTGCCAGCTTTAATTTTATTAAATAAAGCTTTACGCATAGTTGGTTTGGTATAGTTGCCTGCTTGATTTACTTTTGACTTACTAGCCACGCTTAGCGGCCTTTTTCATAGGCTTAGCTGCCATCTTTTTGCCTGACTTTTTAGCATAGGCTTTAGCTTCTTTTTTACCTTTTTCTGTGTAAGCAAATTTCATTTTTCCGACCATTGGCATAACGTTCTCCTTTTAATTAAAGTTTCTAGTACCCTTACTATCTATAATTAACGCTTGCTTACGAGGTTTATAACCCTCTTCACAAAAGCTAATATGAATCCAACGATCAAACTCCAAGATAACTTGGTCATACTTAATATCGCTAGATACAATCTTTTTAATAATGTCTTTAGGTGTTCCAAAGGAGGGACAGATAAAATCTGCCGCCAGTCCTTTCGTGTGTTGACTTGACGGTTTACTTCCAAGTAATGAGTTAACCATAACAGAACGATAGCCACTATTAATAATAACAGGTTTACCCAGTAATGTTCTGACATGTTCTAACCCTTCTGCTAAAGTCTTTAAATTAGTTAAAATTAAAGGGCTAGTTGGAGTATTGTCTATTCCATGCCTTGCTGCTATATCTGATGCTGTTAACTCTTCAAGAGTAAAGTGTTTTGTTAAACTCATTTTTTCTTAATATAGAATAAACTTCTTTCACCAAAGAGGTAAAAACCTACTGCACTAGCAAAGTTATTTACTTCTTCACTAGGTTGACCACTAACTATTGTATATACCCATGTAGAAAGCACAAGAACACCTATTATAGGCCTCATTAATCTAACTATGGCCTCTACCCATGGATAAGATGGATTACCTGCTCCTACTTCGTTCATTACTTTAAAGAATTCTAAGTCGATACTCTTCATTTGAGTATATTGTTCTATGGTAGCTGGTTTAAATTGATCAGGAGCTACAAATTTATTAATGAGTGACTTACCTAAGTCCATAGCCACAGGCAAGAAAGCTGATAGTATTGTTATTGGATCCATTATTTAAATAAGTTATTTAAAAGTAATACAATAATTGTACCAAAAGCACCTAGAAGGATTTGTTCTAGTCTTTTGAGTCTAGCGTTAATCTGTTCATAGCGTAAAGCACAGACTTCTTCATGTGTACTTATTCTATGGTCTAGGTCTTGTACGTCACTCTGTTTCATTACATTTCCCATTTCTGATTGTTAAGAACTGCTATTAAAGCTTCTACTGAATTAGCAGATTTAATTTCATCTTCTAATCTATTAGTTTCAGCAATAATATAAGCACGTTGATCAATAACACCTGGTTCAATATCTAAATTTCTTTCAAACTTACGAAGAACTTGCCAATCAGTTTGAGATAATAATTTACCAGCTGTTTCTTTTACTTGTTTAGTATGATACTCTTTTAACTCTTTTAAATCTCTAGGATTATTAATATCACCATCCCAATAGAATCTATCATCAGCACGAATAGGATCAGGTACTTCAGTAATACCTATTGCTTGCTTTTCTGCTAGAGTTGTTTGGTACAACCACTGAGGTGGGTATGTAACTCCATTAGAGTCTGTGAAGGTTGTTCCTGGTTGTATTACTTTTCCATCTAATAAAAACATATTTTTCCCCTAGTTATCTTGCGTTAGAATTTTTGAATGGGTTTTCTGCAAATGCTGCGTAAATATATGTATTACCAGAAAGATTATTACAAACCCAATTTTTTCTTAATTTTATACCATTACTTAAAAAGTCAATAGATGTTGAAGCTGCACTTAATATATCTTCAATTCCACTACTATCTGGAGATATTATCTTAAACATTTCATTGTAAGTATCACGAGAAGTATCATACATTTGCCAGTCTGCAGCAGCTGTATTTTTTACTAAAAAGAACTTTGGTCTAAATCCTGTATATACAAAAGTTCCATCTGTAGAACCATTGCCTGTGTAAGAACCAAACTTACTAAACCCTGCTATTTCTGTCCAGCAGTATGCTACAGCAGTTCCTTCACCAGCTACAGTAGTTCCTAAAGAAAAAACAGTAGATGTTGGAAGTGTTGTTGTAAATATATTTAATGTATTTGATTGAGCTGCTGTTGAATTTAATAATACATAATATCCTGCTGCTAATGATTTATGATAAACTCTCCAATTACCTATAGAACCTCTTTGTTTTGTAATAATCATAGCAGGTGCAACACCCAATCCATGACCAACAGTTGCAGTTCCACTAGATGCGTTTGTATAAGTTACAATACTAAACCCAGCAGTTGTGTTTACAGATACAGTAGATGTAATAGAACCAGCAGTATTAGATGATGTTGATCCTTGTCCAGCCTGCCATTGCCAACCTACATAAGTTTCACTATTTGTTGCACCATTTGTAGCAGTTCCATGAGTAAAACCATTAGAATTAAATGCTGTTAATCCATCAGTTTCAGTAATTTCTACAGAATTAGAATCTGAATAAAGATTTTTTGTTGCACCTCTAACAGAGTCGATCAATCTTGGTGAGCGTGTTGGCGTTGTTCCACCTGCTCTTTTTTTAATCCATACAAAATCAGGAGCCATTGACGCACTATTCGTAATAGTTTGCGTTGATGCGTTACCGCTCCAAAGACTTATGTCAAAGTTTTTGCTTCCCTGACTAATACTTGGCGCTGGTAAGTTATATGTATTCAGCGCATTGAAGCCAGTTGGCGGGGTGTATGAGAATGGGCGTTGGCCGAAGTTAATAGCTTGAGCATTGTTAGCCGCGCCAGATTGAACAATTGCAGGGACAACTAAATCACCAGAAGTATAGATTGAACTAATGGAAATAGCCGATCCCATTGCAGAACCGTTTTTATAGAATGTTACAGTCTGAGCATCAACATCAAGTGCAACACCAACAATATCACTTGTGGTTATTGCTCCACCATAAGTAACAGCAGCGGCACCATTTATGCTATATTTACCATCGTTCTGAAGATAAATAGATTTAGATGTCAAACTTGTCGGTGCTGTAATTGCTTGGACTAATCCAGCAACTCTAGGAGTTCCAGCAGCAATAGTTGTTGGAGATACTTCCCAATACCATTTGCCGCTTGAAACAGAAATTGTAGCGATAGAACCGCCAGTAGTTCCTGTGGCAACTGACAAATTTCCATTTGTAAGAGTTTGGTTGCCAAATGGGAAGATTGGA